ATACAATCAAGGCTTTGCAGGAGTTTGATCAACTAAGCAAAGAAGCCTGGGAAACTGTGAATATCGCTACAGATCATGGTATGGTACCTGCAAGAATTCAGGCTATTAAATTAGCTGGTGAGCTTGCTACTAAGAAAGCTCAATTGCATAAGCTTTTGAGTGGTACACAAGCGGATAATGTGTACATAGAAAGAATGCAGAAAGCAGAGAATGTTAATCAAATGCTTTCTAAGGTTCTCAGGGATGTTATTGCTAAGCACCCAGAAATTGCTAACGAAGTTCGCAAAGAGCTTGAGATAGCATTTGCAATCATGAATCCAGATGAGAACTAAAAAATGTTTATTTTTAACGCTACCATAAAGGTACAAAAAGCTCTTTTTTTTACACCGTCACATAAAGGTACAAAAACTCAGATGAAGAAACAGCTCACGCATACAGGTGGTGATTCACATGAGTGATTTCGTTGGAATGAATCTTGACTTAAAAGATTTTGATCGTCTTTTGCGTCAAGATGATCTTATAGAAACACCTGTTGATATTCAAACATTTGTACAAGATAAAGAATACCTGGGTTTACCTCCACTTTCGGATATTCAATTGGAAATTGTAAGACATTCTACACAAATTTTCAAAGAGCGTACATTGATTGCAATGTATGGTGAAGAAGAAGGAAAGAGATGGTATAAAGAATATACTGATAATGAAGTTATTTGTATGCTGGGTAAAGGTTCTGGTAAAGACCATTGCGCAAGAATATCAATGGCTTATACAGTATATCTAATTCATTGCCTTAGAGATCCGTTAATTTATTACGGTAAGGCTCATGGTGTTTATATTGACTTGCTAAACCTAGCTGTTAATGCTCAGCAAGCACAAAGAGTATTCTTTGAACCATTTAAAAACTTATTGTTAAGATCTCCTTATTTCAACCGAGTTGGATTTGAACCAAGAGTATCAGAAATATTTTTCTTTTCACGCCCTGTTAGATGTTTTTCTGGTCACTCTGAATCTGAAGGTTGGGAAGGTTATGAAGTAATGACAATCATTTTGGATGAAATTGCAGCATTTAAAACTGATGCGGAATTGCGTGGAGAAACAAGATCAAAAGGTTCTGCGTCTGCGATTTATAACATGTCTAAGCTTTCTATTATGTCTCGTTTTCCAGAAATAGGTAAAGTAATTCTTTTGTCATTCCCTCGTTATAAAGGTGACTTTATTCAACAAAGATTTATTAACTCTAGAGAAAAGAAAGAGCCAAAAACTTGGTCAATTAAAGCTGCTACATGGGAAGTAAACCCTACGATTAAGCGTGAACAATTGGAATCGGAATATATTAGAAATCCAGTTGAAGCAAGAAGTCGTTTTGAATGTGAACCTCCAAACATGGAAGATGCTTACTTTAGAGATCCAGATTTGGTTAGAAAAGCATTTATGTATAATGAAGATCCAATTGATGAAGATGGTAATTTTAAAAATTGGTTTAATGGTACTGACGCTCAAGTTAGATTTATTCATATAGACTTGGCTTTGAAGCGAGATAGAGCTGCGCTTAGCATGGTTCACTCTCCAGGATTTAAAGAGATTAAAACATTGGGCGGGATTGAAAAATTGCCTGTGGTTAATGTTGACTTAGTTTATTCATGGGAAGCAAGTATTAACCAAGAAATTAATTTCTCTTCTATTAGGCAAATGATTGTTGATTTGTGTAGAAAATTTGATGTTGCTAAGGTTACATTTGACCGTTGGCAATCTATTGAGATGATTCAAAGCTTAAGGGCTCAAGGTATTAATGCTGATTTCCATTCCGTAAAGAAAACGGATTATGACACTTTAATGACTGCTATTTATGATACAAGATTGCGTGGATATTGGAATGAGTTATTGGTTGAAGAAGAACTCTTGAAATTAAGATTATTTGGAAATAATAAAATTGACCACCCTAATAGTGGTTCAAAAGACTTAGCTGATGCTGTTACTGGTGCGACATTCGTTTGTATTGAGAATATGGTTATTGATGGCGAAGTGGAAATTGAAATATTAACACCAGATAAATATTATGAAGAGAATGAGGATATTCCTGAATTTGGCACTGTAAGAGTGTATAATAGCGAGGTTGGGCAATTTAGTCCTGGATATAGTAAAGAAACGATAGAGGCAGAAAAATGGCTGGAAACATTATAGATAATATTCAAATTACCCATGAGGAAGTTATTCAGCATTTGTTAAGACAAATGTCTATTATTCAGTTTGACCTGGCTGTTGCTAGGGCTGAGAATGATAAGATGAAGCAAGTGCTTAATGATAGCGTAATAAATAATATCTCCAAATATACTGAGGATTAAAAAAATTATTGAAAAGAAATAACTTTTTTCGCCTAGAGCGAGTTTTTTGTCTCTATGCCTGATAGATTCTCTTTTGTAATAAACAGTGGTTAATTGACCACTGACCATAAACCTTAAAACACATAGGAGAGTAATATGTTCCAAGTAAATAAAGTAGATAGCCTTCCTGAAATTTCTAGAGCAGGTCGTAAATCTGAAGAATTGAATGCAATTATTGATGCGCTTAAAATGTCAGCTAATACTAATGCAGTGTTTAATATTGTAGGTATTAAAGCTGGTAATGCTTATAATTCAATGCAACAAAGAGTTCGTGCCCAGGCTAAGAAGTTGGGTTACAAGATTGTAATTCGTTTTGATTCAGTTAATGAAACTCTTTATTTTAAGGCTTCACAGAGCGGTTCAGATAAAGGTACAGCAACCACTGAATCTACAAGCAAGACAACTGTTACAGCAAAAGAAGTGGCTGGGATTAGGGCAGCAAGTAAGATTAAGACAAAATAATTTTACCAAAAATTAATTCCATAAAGCCCCTCGCAAACCATGCGAGGGGCTTTTATTTATGTTAATATAATAGTTATGCTTACAACTGAACCACAACAAATTGAAATATCGGGTGAAGATATAGAATCATGGGTACCTATGTTTGGTATTCCATGTTATGACAGACAATTGACTGAACCTTTCTTTATGTCATTTGTTCAGATGGCAATGTATTTTAAAGAAATTGGATTGAAATTCGCAGCGAGTACGATTACTGATTCTCTTATTAATAGAGCTAGAAATAACCTGGTAGCCAAGTTTATGGCTAACCCAAACTTTACTCATTTGATATTCCTTGATGTTGATCTTGGGTTTCAAAAAGAAGATATTTTAAAACTACTTTGGCATGATAAAGATGTTGTTACTGGTTCATATCCGATTAAGGATATCAACTGGGATAAAGTTGTTGCCAATGTAAATAATAATGTTGAGGCAAAAGATTTGGCAAAGAAATCAACAAGATTTGTAGTAAATCCTGTTCGTGTTGGTGCTAATACAATTGCTACAGATAATGGTGCTATTTCAGTTCATGATGCGGGTACTGGTTTTATGTGCATTAAAAGATCGGTATTTGAAAAGATGATTGAAGCATATCCTGATCTAAAATTTATTGATGATACAGGTAGCATGAAGGGTGATGAGAGAGATTATACTTATGCTTTCTTTAATTCTTTTGTAGATGAAGATAAAAGGTTTGTGTCTGAGGATTATGGATTCTGTAGATATTGGCAGAAGCTTGATGGTAAAATTTGGGTTGATCCATCTATTGAAATTACCCATTTAGGTAGATATTTGTATGAAGGTAATATGATTGAGCACCTTGTGAGTATATCCAAGGATAACGCAAAAGATACAACTGAAAAGTTGAAACCGACTGGAAAAAGGAAAAAGAAGTAAAGCCAATAGTAGGCTAAATAAAATATACTAAAATTCCATAAAATATTGGCTAAAATAAATGTGGTGTAACATTAGCTTATAATTTAGATAAAGAATTATATTGGGCTTCCCTAAAGTTACATGGCTGTAATATTACACGCCCTGAACCAATTTTTGATCCATTCTTTGACCCATTAATTTTTTTAAAAAATACCGAAGAAATGTAATTCCGAAGGTTTTTTTCGCAACAATTCCCCGATACAATTATTGCTCAATGGGTGACATATATCAGAAACTAATTGCTAATACATTAGCCAAAGTATTGTCTTTGGCTAATCTTTGGCGTATATGTGCGCATTTTATTCAGATAAATAATTGTATTCGGAATGGGGTTGGTATTTATGTCTAGTAATGTATTTGGTTCATTAGTTGGGTATAGTGTAAAAGATAAAAATAGTGTTTATGGCAAGGTTACTGAAATTGTTGAGTATGATGAAAATAATCAACATTTTATTCTTGCTGTATTAGATACAGGTAAAGCAATGCATATTTCTACTGTTGCTAAATTGTTCGCACTTCAGGATATGTATTTGCTCAAGCGTGATGGTGATTATATTGTTTATGCCTACACTAAAGATGCTCATGTGTCTAAGGCTAAATTTGGTCCTCAGCGTAAGCGTATTGTTTCACCTTGTGTTACGGGTAATATAAACAATACGGCAACTATTGGTGATGAGACAATAAATATCACTTCACATATTAGTTCAGGTAATCCAGTCTATTATAATAAGCAAACAATGGGAGAAAGCAAGTGAATATGGAATCACTTTACTATTACATTAGCAATCGGCTAAATCGTTTGTATATGCAAAAGAATAGAGGTTTGATTACTCATTTAGAATTCTATGCAGAGCAGCAAATGATTTTACTTGCATTTAGCAATGGGATCAAAGATAACCTTACTGAAAAGATTAAGGAAGATATTCAAGAAAAGCATCTGTTAAAAATAGAAAGCGAGTTGGAATAATGCAATTTGAAATTATTGACGAATCAGATATTCTTACTGTTCGTAGTGAGAAAAAAGTAAAAGCTAATTTTGACGGTGGTACTTGGTCAAAAGAAAAGACTTATAGAACTTATTGGACAAATGAAGACCAGGAATTTCTTCAGTCTTTGATTAGAATAAAAGTTATTCGTATGAATAACAAAAACAAAACTGCTATTCTTGACGAAATTGTTGAGTTTAGATTATTGAAGAAGATGTACGCTGAAGCCTTAGTAAAAGAGTTTATCTTTCACGAGGCTAATTTTATTATATACGCTGACCAAATAATTGGAGAATAAGTGCAGTATAAAAATCAGTTATTAGATGAGCTTGAAAAATTAACAAGCCTTTTAGATATTCCTTTTGCTCGCAGAAAAGATTATCGTTGGATTATGCGTAATGTTGCAATAAACAATACGGATGATAAAAAAATAAAAAAAGTGATTACAATTTGTCAACTACTAATGAAAGAAGAGATAAATGGCTAACTGTATATATTGCTTGTCGGAATATATTGACGAACGATATGAAGCAGGTTATGAATACTGTTTAGATGAGAAATGCCAAAAGATTGGTCTTGATGTTTCAGAACGGGAATTTAGAAAGATTTATACTCCTGCTCTACTTCACAAATGTAATTACTTTTGGGTTAAGAAAACAGAACTGAAATCATTGAATGTTAGAGCAGACTTACTAGAACAGAAAGAGGATTAAAAATGAATTGGTTTGAAGAAAACGATAGCAAAAATAATCACCCTGCAATGAAGAAATCAAATAAGCTTACTCGTGAAAATCATGAAAAAGTTTCAATTTACGACTGGGCTTTGGATTTGGATATGAATCCAGATTGGCAAGTATGGCAGAATGAAATAAATGAATACTTTGGAAATCAAGGATGGAATAGGTAATGGATACAATAATCTTAACTAAAAATGATTGGGTTGAATGTGACGGTTGTGGTGAAAAAATCGCTCCCGTATTCTGGAATAGAACATTTAATAAAGAAACAAAAACATATTCAAATGATGAAACTATGGAATTTACTTTTGAAGGTAGAGAGCCTGACCTTATTGTAGAGCAAATAAGTCAAGGTTTGACTTTTGAATTATGTGGTGGTTATGGTGAGTTTTTTGATTGTATGTCAGAAGATGATGTAATTAAAATAACTGCTTGCCATGAATGTATGATAAAAATGTTCAATTTATTTCATAGTAAAACTAAGCATTTGCGTGGTCTTCATCCTTCAGATAAGACTGACGATATGTGTTGTGAATGGGGTTGGTAATGGATTTTCAATGTCAAGAATGTTTTGAATTCTTTGAAGATGGGGTTATGCCTTGTCCTATTTGTGGAAGTGATGTTGTAGTTCCAGTTGATTTTATTACTTCTCAAACTGATTGGGAAGATGGTTATTAAATGGATCACATCTTACTTTTAGCAATGCTTTTATTAATATTCACAATTTTAATTAAGGATAAGTTATGAAAGAGAAAAAAGTAAAGAAACTGCAATGGGTAAAAGTAAAGTCCGAACCGCAATATTATTGGACTAAAGAAAATGGTTGGAATAATAAAAAAGATATGCCAGAAGAATATTGGAAAATTATAGAAATTGGAGAAGAATAAAATGAAAACTATAGATAATGACACACTAGAAATTATTACTGAAAATATTCAAAATTATCTTGATCCTAATTTTGACATGGGTCAATCAATTGCATATGGTGTTTTAGTAAATAACGATTTGACTGTGCAAATGGAACAGATTGCATCAAATGGGGATATTTACGATATGCTTTATGATAACCCAGTACTTTCATCTCAAGTTAAGAATTATGATTTTCTTACATTTGCGACTTGTGGTTGGGCTGCACCTATTGATCAAGATAATGATGAGTATAACGATTTAGCTCCATCTAAGCATCCAAAGAAGCGTAGAGTTCGCCTTTTGGTTTCAGCTAACACTGCGCTTCAATTTGGTAATTCTATTACATTTAATGATGATTTAGAAAATCCAATTTTTGATTACGGTGATGCTAAAGGTTCACTTGCAGAAGCAATTGAAGATTTGATCAAACGAGGAATTGAGGATTAATGGGAGATTATGTTTTAAATATTGAAAAGTATGCAAAAATGGCAACTGAAAAACCTCAAGACTTTGGTTATTGGGGCAGTTCAGATATGTTTGATACTTGGGGTTTCACTAATGTTGATCAAAATAGAGACTCTGATGTATTAGAAAAAGCAAACTTTAAATATATTACTGAAGATTTGATGGGGTCATTCCCTGAAGATTATAGAATTGAAACTTATAATCATTGGGCTGTAGGTTCAGTTGATAGATTAGTTTGTCGTATCTATGAAGAAGATAGAAAGACTGTTGCATTGCCATTTCTTTTGGCAATGGAATGGTTAGACAAACTGGATGACTATCCAGTTGCTGATGAAGATACTTATCAAGATATGATTGATAGTGACAATGTAGATA